TTGTAATCATACCAACAAGTATCCATATTAGAGTCGTTTGCAAAACCTGAAAGATATAATGTATCTCCAGAAACTAATGAATCATAAGTTCCTGTAGGAGAAATTATATTTATTGTTGGAGCGGATGTGTCAATAGTTAAACTATAATTACTTGTCGCAAATCCACAATCTCCATCTGAATCACATGCTTGAACATTCCAGATAATGTCATCTGTTATTGTACGAGAGAATGTTTTAGTTAATATTTGATAATCTATATTTCCTATTTCTATACCTTTAGATTCATTTACATAAAGAGTAGCATATTTACTTCCACCATAACTACCAACATCATCTAAGGAAAACTTTATTCTTATCCCAGACACTTTTTTGTTTAAAGTTGTTATATTATTAAAACTTCCTACTGTTAAATTTCCTGAATTAGTTGAAGTTAAATATTGTCCTTGTAAGAGTTGTCCTTCATTATTCCAAGAAGAACCATCATAAGATTCTAAATAAACATTATAATTAGTGTAAATTCCAATAGAAGACCAATCTAATCTTATTGCTCCAATTGATTCAACAGTTTCTACATAATATTCTCCTTCTCCTATTTTACCAATAGTTTTTGTAGTTACTGAAGGACTTGTTGAAATTAAAAATCTTGGAGAATCTGCCCAAGTTGTTACATTATTATCAAAAGCATTATCTTCATTGTTAAAATCACCAGTTATTGTTTCAGTAATATTAAATATTTCTTTTTCTTCCCAATTCCCTGTTTCATTAGTCCATAAACTCATATTAGTTAATGTTGCTCCGTCAGTTATCTTTGCAGTTGCGTTGAAAGTTATTAAATTTGTATCTGAAATTGAGGAATCTGCTGGGGAGTTTAGTATAATTCTAAAAACACGAGTAGGATAAATTATCCCACTCCCACCATTATATAGTTGTGTTATTTCTGCTCCAGTTAATGCTCTATCCCAAATTCCTATTTCATCAACAGAACCATTGAAAAATTCTGTAACACTATTTCCAGAATCTCCACTACCCGCATTTCCCCCTATAACTTGATTATCTGCATTATTCCATGTTCCTCCTGTATATGTTGCTGAACCATCATAAACACCATTAAGCCATACACTCATATTTGTTCCACTCAAAGTTGTTGTTATAAAATTCCATTCATCATTATTCATTGTAGTTGCTCCACTTAGTTGTCTTACACCCCCACCTGTATTATTTCTCAACCAAAAATTAACTTTTCCATTTTGAACTCCAACATTAAAAACTACCCCTCCATCTAACGAATATCTTTGGGTAAATATTGCTCCCCCATTTTCTTTTCTATAAACCCACATAGAAACAGTTGAATCATGATAAATTATTTCACTTGTTACAGAAGTTGTAATATAATCATTAGTTCCATCAAAACTTCTTGCAGAAATAATTTTTCCACTTATATTTGTTGAACCTGAATTTGTTCCATCATTTGAACCGACACTATCTGTTAAAATATTATTATCCAATTTCCAATAATTTACTAAATCTACATTCAAATCTGCAGTCCAAGTTGCCCATTCATCAATCCTTACTCCAAAGAAATTTGGAATCCATTCAACACTATCATTTACTTCAACAATTGTAAATAATCCAACTGTTAAAACATCCCCCTCCATCCAATCTGAATTATGTATTGTTTCCCAGACAGGTAACCATTCCCAATGCCATCCATCAATAACCATTATGCAAGTTTCATTTCCTGTTGTTTGATTTGTATAACATTCTTCAACCCAATCGTCTACTTTTGTTTTTTCTGTTGTTTTAAATTTCCATTCATAATCACGATTAAATTGTCCATTACCATTTCCACCATTACCATTTCCACCATTACCATTTCCACCATTACCATTTCCTCTATGATATAATTCTAATTCTTTAAATGCTTGATTATAATCGTCAAAGACAGCCATATTAAATTGTGCTACTTGTCCATATCCAGCAGGAACCTTTTCATGTAATGAAGAAGTTAATTGTATTGTAGCAATATCTGCGCCTAAACCAAACCCATTAACGATTGTCATTGTTCTTGTGTTTGGGTCATACTGTCCAACGTTATCAAATTCAAATGCACTTACAGTTGCTAATAACAATATTCCCATAATCATTAAGATTAAAAATTTCTTATTCATCTTTCAAAACTACTCCCGCTTCTAAACTTTCCATACATTATAATTCCAGTAAGGATTATTATTCCAAGTAATAACAAATCAAAGTTAGTCACAATGAAATCAGTTATCGGAAGATCTAAAACTTCTGTTGCAAATGAATCCAATCCGAATATTGTTGAAATTGGAGCTGTAACTGTGTGGGAAAACATTAATGCAATTATTGCACTTATGAAGTAGAACAATGAAAATATTGGATGACTATCTACCATGAAACTAAATACAAATAACATTATCACATTCACTAAAAATCCAATTGCAATTAACCAATCCCAGAAATTAAGAAAAGTTGTGTGAACGAAGTCCACATTAGTTGATGCATCAGGGGAAGTGGTGTTTATTGCTCCAGAGAACGCAGTTAAGGAAGTATTTACTACTTTCAACATAATTGGTGCTAGAATTAATAAAGCTACAACTGCCACTATGAAATAAATCACGTCTGTTTGTCCTTTAGTATTTACCATTTACAACTTTCTCCCAATCTTTTATATTAAATCTCATATTGGATCTTGATAACTCTAATGCAATATATCTTTGAACACTTACTTTTGGGGGTGGAGGAACTCTATGTCCAGCATCTTTGGATAATTCAATTTGAACATTTCTCCTCTTTGTCCCATTTATCGCTTCCATTAATTTCCTTGAAACTTTAAAGGTACTATAATCTTTTTCTTTATTCATTTGACTTTAGTCCTCCTTTAACATATGAAATGAAAAATGCAATTATTGGGAGGATAACCATTGTTAAACCACCAACTCCAATTAACCAAACTAAAAAGTCGTCTATGAAAGAATTACCCAAATATGTTTTTCCTAGAATATAAGCTGCAAACATAACAAAATAAGTTGAAACATTTATTATTAAATCATTTGCATCAAAATCCCATTGTATTAAGTGAAAGATTGTGTAAAGTAATAATCCTAACATTCCTCCAACAAAGATTAAGAAAATTATAACAAACATATTAATGGTTGAACCTGCGGGAGAATCGTTCCCATTTGCGGTTACGTCAAAAAAGAAACATTCGGTTTTGACTACTCCGTCCTTGTCACCTTTGACCCCAAAAAAATATCTCCCTTCAAGTTGTGGAGAATAAGTATAAGAAAAATGTATGTCGGACTTACTCATTGCACTATTATAGGGAATTGAAGTCCCATTTGAAATGGTGATATATGTTAAATTAACATAACTACAGGTTGTACATACCTGTGTAAGTTCAATTGAATCGTTCTTCATAATTGGATCAGAAAACTGGGAACAATCCCTTTCGGACGCAGAAATCAACGGAACACAAAGTAAGGAGAATACAATTAGGAATAAGACAACCTTTTTCATACATTAGTTACTATCTTGTTATTTAAATATTTAAGTCTTTTCTTGAATCAATTATTAATTTATATCCCACTGCGATTATACATAACCCGGAAACAAAGGGATTTATGAATTGAGTAAAACCAAAACAGATTAAACTAATTCCAATGATTCTTTTGGTTTTTGGTTTAATGTGTTCATATTTTTTGAAATACTTTTTTATTATTTTGTTTGTATCTATTTTCATTGATACATATCTTTTCCTATTAAAAAGTATTCATTTAACTTAACTTTGACATATAAGTCTTTTCCTACTTTTACATAAAAATCACTAACTCTTTCATTAACAAATGCTGGTTTGAATTCTAATTCTCCTTCTTTGGCAAGTTCTTCAATTGTTTTTGTTTTCTTTTCCATCTTTTTTTGTTTTCCTCCAATCTGTTCTATCGCAATCCTTACAATAACTTGCTCTCCATTCTTCTCTAAAAAATTCTCCGCACCTCTTACAAGCCCTGAGATATATTTTCTTTTTACTTCTCATTTGATTAAATTTGTTATGATCCTCATTATTACAAAACTTATTATTAACAAGGATAAAACTCTTGTAACTAAATTAAATATAACTATCTTTTTTATACCTTTCTTTTTCTTTTTGATTTTCTCCATATTATTTTCCTCAAATCTCTGTTTTCTTCTTTCAACTTATTCACTTGTATGCACCTGTAATTCCATATTGCTACAAGTCCTATGCTTATTGCTACTTGAAATAGAAATATTACAAACCAAGTTGATTCAGGTATAATCATTGTCCAGTTCATTCTTCTTCACCTACCATTGAGGATGCGAATTGTTTTTCCTTTTCATTTTGACCATAATCCTCATCAAAAATTAGAGAGGTATCTGTCTCTAATAATCTTGCTACTTTAATTCTCATATAGGTGGGCATTTTCCAAATTCCCCAAGAATAAAAATACCAGAGTTGTGGAGAAACTTCCATTTTTTTATAGAACTTCGGTTTATTGAATCCTTTATTCTTAATCAAAGTATCTAATCTCATTTTCAAGAGGTGATTTTTTGGATAAATATATTTTTCTTTTGGCATTTTATTCACTTCCTCCAGACAAGGCGTCAAGACACTCTGGACAATAATGAATATCTCCAGCCCATTCAGTTCCACAAGTAATATTATCTGGATTCTCTTCTGGGAAACATCTCTTTCCACATCCTTTTTTACTTACCATTATTTACCACTTTCTGTTTAATTGTGAATTGTCTTATTTTTTGAGCAAAGATTGTATCTTTAATTGTTAAAAAGATTACTGCAATTATTAAAAATGGAAATCCTATATTTATTTTATTATTAGCAACATAAATTATCCCCCAAACTAATAAAGGATATGCTACAACTCCAAACCAATTAGCATAAGTCATTCTTTTTTGACCTCTTCTTTAGTTTCTACGAAATTATTACAACCACAACCTTTTCCACCATAAGAACAAGGGATTGGTTCACCTTTTTCTGTGTGGTCAAATCTTGAATGATTACAATTGGCACATAAATCAAGAGGAGATTCTTCTTTTTTCTGTAAGGCGTCAATTCTTTTAGGCATTTCACAACAATCTTCTTCCTTTGATTCTTTCCCTAATTGGACTGCAAACTTTACCGTTTCTTCAACTATCTTAAGTTTATGATTACAATTTGGACACCTAGTCATCTTTCTTCTCCTGTGCAACATCAATTAAACCTCTAATAGTTTCTTCATAAGATTGTCTTGGATGAATTTTAAATTCATCTAGTAATTCTTTTGTTTCCTTTGTTATTTTTATTGTTGTGTTTACCATAGTATAATAGAGTATACCCAAGTATATAAAGGTATTGTTTTTAGTTCGGTTTTGTGATAAATTATGAATTGTTGTTTAGCTTACGCTATTTAGAAATAATTTTTAAAAGAAAAATGATTATTTTACTTTTACTATACTCATATACTTTACCCCTGCTTTTTGTAATAATTTCTTTTTTGTTTTTGCTTGTTCCCTTGTATATGAACGATTAAGAGTTTTACCTTTTCTCTTTACTAGAAAATTTCTTTCTACCATTTTATTTATTTCCTCCCTTACAATTTTGTTTTAACATAATATTTATAGTAATTTGAATTTTAAATATTTAACTATTTTTTATCTCCATAAATATTTATTGATTTATCTTTAGTTTTCTTTTTATGAAATAAAACATATCCCCAAAGAAAACCACATATTAAACCAGTAAATAATCCTAAATAATAATTAATCATTGTTTCTCCTTTGATGTAAAAGCCGAACTGATTCTCTCTTCAGCTATCTTAAAATATCCTTCATCTAATTCTATTCCTATAAAATCCCTATTGAGATTTTTACAAGCTACTCCAGTTGTTCCAGAACCCATAAAACAATCCAAAACAACATCACCTTCTTTTGAGGAATGTTTAATTATATTCTCCATCATCACGACAGGCTTAGGTGTTATGTGTCCTTGCTTTTTAGCTATTTCGTAGTTCCAAACTGAATGATGTGTTTTTTGATTATTAAATGTAAATCTCAAATCTTCATACTCCTCTCTCAAATCTTCATACTCCTCTCTCAAATCTTCATACTCCTCTCTCAAATATTCATACTCCTCTCTCAAATATTCATACTCCTTATCTTTGTTCAAATAATTTCTAATCTTTTCATACTGCTCTTTCATAATAAAAGATTTTCCAGTAGTCCAATTTGAAACACACCCAGTCATTCCCCCTGTTTTTGATGGGAATAGTTTTGCTATCTCTGATATTGTAACATTAGCTTTTTTAAATTCAGATAATAAATATTCTGCAACTGGATTAACACATTTTCCCATAATTTTACTTAACCCTGTTTCGTCCTGAAAGGTGTAATATAGACAATACTCTGCCATCTTTTGATAATTCCTTAACATCTCCACTTCTATAAATCCATCAAGAAATCCTTTTTTTTTACTCCCTTCAAATCTCTTATTCCAAACAATCATCTGTCTAAATATAAAGTTTGTATCTGATTCTATAATGTTCATAAGTTTGGAAATAGTAGGCATATTATTATGCCAGAAATAAAAGCTCCCATTATCTTTTAAAACTCTCTGAAGCTCTAAAAATACGTCCTTCATCCATTCCTCATAATTATCAATCTTATCCCAAGTGTCTTTTCCTATATTGTATGGAGGGTCTATTAGGATTAAGTCTATGCTTCCAGCTTCTAACTTCCTCATCTCTTCTAAACATTCTCCTTGTATTAATTCCATCAGTTCGCTTCCTCGTTATAAGCCGTAAAGATTTCTTTGAATAATGCAGGGGGAATAACTGATCTTTCCATGTTTCCTTTTATTCCTTGAGTTCCAGTTTTAGATCCTCTTGGGGCTGGTTCGTGATGACAATCTTTATTTCCATTCTTACAAGTCTTTGGTGTCCAATCTAAATTAGTCCATATATCTGTTGGTTTTGCTCTTGAATCTCCATATTGACAATACCATGCAGTTTTCCTATATTCTTCTGGTAAAAACCATCTTGCTCTTGCTCTGGGATTTTCTATAAAGAATATTTTATTATGTTCAATACAGAATTTAGCAATATCCCAACATAACCATAATAACTTTCTACCTTCAATAGCTTCATCTGTTTTAGGTTCTTTATCTGCTGTCCAATGGGTGTTCCCTGAAGCCATACTAAAGGTTGTGCATGGAGGGGACATCCAAACTATATCTGCTTCTTCAATTTTATTAAAAAATTCTTTCATTGTAGCATAGCTTATTTTTATAGTTAAGTCGTTATCAAACTTTATTTTATTATCTACGCAAAAGGTTTCATGTCCTAGTTCTCTTGCTACTTTACTAAAAGATTGTGTTCCTGCAAATAGTTCTACTGTTTTCATTTTCTCTTCTCCTTTTGTTCTTTTTGTGAATTTAGAATTATTAAATCAAAAGTTCCAGATAAAATTTCGGAAGGATATATTTTGAATTGAATTTCTTTATCTTTTTCCAAATGTCTAATTCTATTCTTTATTTCATATTCTAAAACAGCCCTACTACAACAATTTATTATCATTTTGATTTCACCTGTGTCTTGTTAAGCGAAGTCGCTTTAGAGTGTTTACACGCAGTTTCAATTATCCTATTTACTACATGGGTAGCTGAAAGTAAATGAGCATATTTTCCCCCATTACGATTATAACTTTCAACATATCTTTTCCATTTTTCTTTTAATTCTTTTGCGAACTTTTGTGAATTTATTTCATGTTCAATCATTTTTGACTTTCCTTTAACATTTTATTTAACTCTTGAGTAATTATCTTCAATTGTTCCCTTAACATTCTATGTTTCAATGTAAGTTCTTCAAACTTCTTTTCAAGAACCGCAAATTTATTTTTTGGTCGATGTTTGGATTTCTCAATACAAGCTTCACAAAGTTTTCCCGTCGAGGATTTGGGTCGGAACTGCACCTCACACCTTGCACATGGTTTCAAGAATCTCTTTCTTACCTTCCCAGTTTTTGCACCAATCATTTTTCCCCCCTTGGAATTAAAAGTAAAAAAAAACAGGTGTTCTTGTCGTAAGAATAACCAATCGTAGTAATTTCTTTTGGGTTAAAATCTTTAATTTGTTCTTTCAAATTCAAATCGAATTCAAGTTCTGGGATTGTTTTCATAATCCATTCTCCTCTCTATCCCAATCATAACTATTTTGAACTTCCGCAGATGCAGGAGAGTTTTTCTTCTCAACTGCATTTTTGCAAAAGTAATCAACCTCTAGAGATGGTGATTTTACTTGGACTGGGTTCATTTGAATAACTCCTTTAACCAATTCCAAAATTTACCTAAGAACCATTTGGATTTTTCTGTTTTTATTTCTGGAATTTCTAAATCTCCAATATTATCAAAAGCAGTTGCATTATTCTCTAAATATTTAATCTTTTCAATAAATTCTGTTACTGTAACATATTCAGTTACATTTCTATTTACATATTTTGTCCTGGAACTTCCACTATGATGAACTACTACTGTTTTTACTTCTTGTTCTTTCAAATAAGTTAAGACTATTTTAAATTCATCTGGACTAATACTTTGAGGAATTATGATTTTTGCATGAGTTAAATTTGATTCTAAACCAAATTCAGTTACATTAATAAAAGTTGAATTATCAATTACAGACAAAGTTATATCACTTGATCCAAAGTTATGATTAACTTCTAAAGTTTCTCCAGGAAAGTATGCACTAGCTAAAGTTAAGAACATTATTCCTAGTATTATTGTTGCTATTTGTTTTTTCATTTTATTTCTCCTTTGTATTTTTTGAATATAAATGGAGAGACTTTCACTCTCCTGCTTTTGATTTAAAAAAATCTAAAATAATAATATTTGAGGATTTAACCTCGGATTACACTAATTGCGATTTCACAATCATTTACAACTGGTGCATCTTCTGGGACTACAATTTGATATCCATCAGTTGCAGCTCCTAGTCCTAAGACAGTTCCAGATACTGAATTTTCTCCAAATGCGTAAACACAATCTGCATAATTATCTAATCCAGTTACAATTTCATTTGAAAGTGTATAAGTCAAATCTGCTTCTCCTAAATTGTTTAATCTAGCACAAAGCATTCTTCCTTCTCCTGGATATAAACCATCCAAATCAATTGTTCCAGTTAATGGTAACCATTCAGTTGCATCTGCACAATCATTTCCATTGTAATTACCTGCATCTCCAATTATTGAATATTCGATTCCGTCAAATGCTTCATAAACATCTGCTTGGATAACGAAAGTATTAACAACAAAACCTGTTGCAAATACAAAACCAATAGCTAAAAATGCAAACAATGGGATCATAAACAGCTTTTTCATTTTCTTTTTTGTTTCAATTTCTTGTTTCATTTTTAATTCCTCCCTTACAATTGTTTAAATTTCTCATATGAAAACTCCCATATCTTCTAATTCTTTAATAACATTCTTTCCTTTGTCTTTTGGGGTTTTCTTCTTTTTCTTGGGATTGAGAATTTTGGAAATATTCTTAGAAACATTCTTGTTAGTTGGATTTTTATTTACCATTTATATACTCCTTAATTTCAAATTCAATAATCATTAACTTATACTGTTCAGTTAAGTCTTTCATTTCTCCAAGTGTTTTATTTAAATATTGATTCATTTTGTTATACTTATTATTATGTTAACTTGTTTATATACATTCCTTTTAATTCTCAAATGACAAACCTCAAATTGTATCTTGATTCAAGGTAATACATTTCTTGGTAGGAAGGTAAGGTGAATTGTTTGTTCAGTTTCATTTCCTCCCGTTCAATTAACTCCCATGGAGTAATCAAACATTTACACTTTGAACAGTATACTTCGATATTATTTCCGTATACTTCGATTGTGTTGTGGGGACATTTGTAGGTTAGTTTCACTTACCTAACAACTCCATTTTCCTCTTTGCTTTCTCAATATCTAAAGTAACTTCAATTCCTTGACTTAATCTTCTCTTATCTACAACTAAACCTAATCTCTTTAATGCTTTTCCAACCCATTTTTCATTAATCCACTTCTCTTCAAAATCTTCTACATTACCCAAAAAGTTTCTAAAGATTGTTGTAATGTTTCTAATTGAATTATAACCTATGTCTTTATTCATTTTTGAAACACAATGAAATAAAGAAACATCTTTACTTTCAACCATTTCTTCTTCTCTTTTTTCTTTGGATAATGTTCCTGCAACTTTTAATACATCTTGAAACACTTCTTCTCCAAATTCTTTTGCAATTAACATTAAAGGGAAGAATAATTCCAGATTTCTACCGTTTATACCTACACCATCTATACACTCGAATAACACTAAATCCTCTCTCTCAAGTGTAGTTAGTGGAGTTAGTGTAGTGTAAGTAGTATATGTAGTTGGTGTATTATATTTCATTTTTACCCAATTGTTCCATTTTTCTATATACCTTCTGGTATACACTACACTACATAACTGCACTAAATCCTTCTCAAGTGAACTTTTTACCATTAAAATCTCTTCTTTTACAAAAAAATCCTCAATTAACCGCATAACATCTTTTCTTTCCGATTTTTCAAGAACTATTGTAATACACCTATCTCCAAGTACTTCTTCCATTCCCCAAATGTTCGCTAATGCGATTGGACGGAATGGTTCAAACTCTTCAATCTGCATTTCAGAACCTTCTTTTGTATTAACTTTCTTAATTCTCCTAACCTTTGAACCTTTTTTATATGCAGAATTTAATAGTTCACGAGTTCCTTCTTGCCCTTTTCTAGTCATTCCCTCATATTCATCAATACCTAAAGAGTGTCCTTTTGGGTAACGGAAGAGAACTGCTTCTGTTGGAGAAGAAAGAACATCTCCTTTGTAAGCCATACTCATAATTAATTTTAGTGTTTTAGTTTTTCCAGAACCCCTCATTGCATTAATGAAAAGGTATGGGTAAGTATTAAATTGTTCGTGCATATAAGTTCCGATGATCCATATTGCAGTTAAAGTATAATATTCTTCACTCATATCAACATACTCTTTTAATACAGCTTTAATTCTGTTATATGTTTTCAATAAATACTTTCTTTGTTCTTTCTTTTTCTCCTCTTGATTCCATTTATTAAGAAAAACTTTATCTTCTTCTTCAATTTCTTGTGCAGGATCAATAACAAATTTTATTGATTCCCTAAATTGTTCTTTGTTTTCTTCCTTAACTTTCAAGAGTTCAATTATTAATTCCCCTCTAAAATCTTCTGTTAATGGAAGTTTAACTCTTTGTTCTGGAAATTGTTCTACTGTAAAATCAACCTCTTTTTCTTCACTCATTCCTTCCCCCTCTCTTCAAAAACACCATCGTTTCTAATTTCAAATAATGAAACTCTAACGTCTCCCAATTTTCTTTCTTTAATTAAAAATAATGTATCGGTTAATTTTTCAGTAATGAATCCATTAAGAAATATATGTATTCCTTTTTCATTAGTTCTTCTAAGTTTTAAATGAACTTGAATCTTTTCTTCAAAGAAGAATTTTAATTTATCCAAGTTAGTTCGTTCGTCTTGTGTCAAGTTTTCTGTTGTCATATTTACTACAAACTCCATTTCTTTTTAATAATTTCTAACTATTATAAAGTTTTAATTTTCTTAGTAACTTTAAAATGACAATAAGAAAAATCCCCACGGAGAAAAGAACGGGAGGTCTAAAGCCCGAAACTCCACGGGGAACTATGATAACCCTGGGTTAGTTAAGAGGTGACAAATCTACCCAGGGTTAAGTATGAAATGAAGGGAGAGGATGTTTTATAACGATAAAAGTGACTATACCGACCAATCCCTCTTTATCCCTCCGTGATTGATTATTATGTTTTTATTTTTGTTTGTTTCATTTTTTGTTGTTAAATTCAAATCTGGCAGATTTTGCATTTTCTACATGACGATCTATATCATTAAAATAATCTTCATTTATTTCAGCATCATCAAAAGCCGTATAAAATCTACCCTCATTTTTGGGATAATTATGATAATTAGAAATTGCACAATTTGTTGAAAGTAAGGTTATATTTAATTCTTCGCCAGGATATTCATAAAATTCTCCATTACAATAGTAACCTGTTTCTCCAGAACCATCTATCAATGGTTTTCCATAAACATCTATATCTGGGAAAATAATTTCATAGGGTTTTCTTTCAGGAATTCCAGACAAAATAATGCAATGTTTATGTGTCCCTTTTACTAACAGAGCAACTTTATCCATCTCATCTTTATTTAATTCTGTTGGTTTTACCTCTCCCCACATCTCTAATTCTGGAAACCAAAAATCTGGTAGATAATTTATCCCATTTCCAAAATTAAATCCTTCTTTTTCATATTCCCATTTTAAATCCATTGAATCAAAATAAACTGCCCACCTGGCTTCTAATCTTGACCTAAAATAATATCCTTTATATTTTGTATTAATTGCTTTTATTTTCATTTTTTAACCTCCTTTCAGCTATATTTGAAAGGTAACATGTTTTTAAGAGAACATGCAAACTCCCTTGCCTCGCCTTGCCATGCCTTGCCTTGCCATGCCCAGCCTAGTGAATATGAATGGAGAGAGTAATTTCTTACTCTACTTACTCTCTCCGTTCCAAGTCTTTCCTTGGTGTCCACATTACCTAAAATGCAGGTAGTCAATTTTTTATGGAGTTAGCTACCAACTGCTCCGAAGCGGGAGAGCAGGATTTGAACCTACCTCATAAAGAACTACTTTACTTACCAATTGTTTCGAGTTAGTTAAACTCAACTATTTCTCCCGCATAAATTAATAATAATAATAAATTATTTAATTGTTTCTGTTGAAACTTATTCTGATAAAGCAACAGAATATTTAGTAGCTTTACCTTCTCCAGTCTTTGTTACTTTAACAAATTTTAAGTCGGGTTTCAAAGCTAACATTTTCTTAATCTCTTCAAGAACTGTCCACGCAACTCTGTATTCTTGTTCATTAACAACCATAACTTTGTAGGTATAACTTTCTCCATCCTTATTTTCCCCATGTCTAGTTTCAATTGGAAAAGACAAATCCGCTCTATCTAAGTCTGTTATGTTTAGCGTTCTTTTTGGCTCATATGCCTGTGCTTCTTCTTTTAATGATGACATTTTTATTTACATTTCCTCCTTTGCATTTGTATGAATCTCTCTGTAATTAAAACTATGTGTCATGATAACTCCTACAACCATCCCTAGGAATAAACATACTGTACATTTAAGTAGAACTATTTCTGATCCTGTGAAGCTCATTGTGGTAATCCCTCCAAGAACTTCTCATTTAAATCTGTTTTGTGTTCTTTAACAATTTTCTTTTTCTTAATTCTCAATACTCTTTTGATTCTTTCAAGAGGTTCAAACTTTCCCTTTCCATTCTTGAAACTATCATAACCATACTTAGACTTCAAGAAATCACCCTCGCCCTTACTCAAATAACCCCCAAGAAACTCCCCAGGTCTATTCTGTGGAGTGTAAATAGAATTAATGGGTAATTTTACACTATTGTTATTAATCTCTGGGAGATTTTTTAATCTCTTGTTAAGTCTTTCGTCATTTTTTCTTTTATAACAAATATGACATAGAAGTCTTTCTCCATGAATTTCTTTTCTTAGTGAGGAGAATTGGTGGGTTCTTCCACACCTCTGACATAATACTTTTTTTCTCATCTTTTAATTGACCTCACTTTTCTAGGACTCTTCGCAGTTTTGTTAAAGTAACTTCTATAATCAATAACTTCTTGTTCTTTGTCATCCCAAATTTCATAGAATTGATCTAATCCAAAATCCAAAGAAGAAATATATTGTTGTGCGGCATTTGCAGAAGAAAAATCACAGGTAAAAATTTGGTTTTTTTGTTTACCTAAATTGAAGTTTACTCGTCTGATCTGCAATGTATCTGCATCAACAACATGGAATCTTTTCATAGATTTATAGAGAGTAAATACTATATAAAAGGTTATTATAATTTAAGAATTACAACAGTTATTCAAGTTGATCAATGAACGATTCCATTGTTGTCATTTGACTTATACTATCTCTTAATGCTAAAGTTTGTTCGTATTTTTGAATTCCTTGATTCAGAGCAGTTACATAAGTTGGTGTAATAGTTCTTGTTGTATTTTCATCAATGTTGTATGTGTATGCTTCTGTGTTTGTTACAAGTAATCCTACGCAAGTAGTCATGTCTACAAGACTTAAACATTCTTGAAGTAAATCATAAGTTACATAAGTTTGAAATCCATGATTAAATACTCTGTATGTATTATTATTATGGGTTGGTTCAACATAAACTAAATTGTAAACAATTTCTATTTTATCATTTTGTAAATTGATTTCTGAAATAGTGAATTCATTATACATATAAGTTGCAATTTGTTCATCACTTAAACTTACAAATTCTTGTGAAGTTAAAATTATATCTCCATTTTCTAATACTTCAATTGCTCTTACTTGTGCAAATCCTAATACCATTAAAGATAATACTAAAGTTATTCCTACAAAGATACTTAATGTTTTGTTTTTCATATATTTATTACCTCCTTGTCGTTTATTTAATTGTTGTTTCATCCTATTATTATCTCCGCATTTGAATCTATGTAAACTGTTCCGCCAGTTGTAGGGGGAATCATGTTTGCTACTTCTATTTTAGAATTGATTGTACAGTTTCCTATTCCAAAAAAGATTATATCGTTTGCACCTATGTCTGTATTTGTATCTAAGATACAATAATCTGACATAGTAATATTCCAATCTCCTGATGTGTATGTGCATGAATCATTTATTTCAGTTTCATTTATTTCTACCTCAAAAATAATTGCATATCCGTCACTTCCGCTACCTGAAAATGTATTTATATATTGGTTTTCACTTATTTGAATTAAAGAGTTGTCAAATGTTGATGTAGAATAAAATTCAAAAGAATTTTCTTTTGAAATGGTATTCCCAGTTAGCTTTAAAATAGTTGTAATTCCTTTCCCATTATAATAAGCATTTATATAATGAGTCTCATCTATTTTAATAATTGAATGCTCTGCCCCATAAGCCGTATCAAATATATAAGTAGTTCCTTTTGTAATAGTAGTTCCATCAATCATTAGAACAACTGCATTTCCTTGATAACTATCTCCTCTATATACATTTAAATAATGAGTTTCATTTACTCTAACCAATGAATTATATTCTCCTCTACTATTATCAAACTCATAGGCAGTTCCTTTTGTAATAGTAGTTCCATCAACTATTAAGACAACTGCATATCCATCACTCCCAGATCCAGTATAAGTATTTAAATAATGAGTATCATTTATTTTAATTAATGAATTATATGTTCCATCATTTGTATCAAACTCATAGGCAGTTCCTTTTGTAATAGTAGTTCCATCAACCATTAAGACAACTGCATATCCATCACTCCCAGATCCAGCATAAGTATTTAAATAATGAGTATCATTTATTTTAACTAATGAATTATATGTTCCATAAGTTGTATCAAATATATAATTAGTTCCTTTTGTAATAGTAGTTCCATCAACTATTAAGACAACTGCATATCCATCACTCCCAGATCCAGTATAAGTATTTAAATAATGAGTATCATTTATTTTAATTAATGAATTATATGTTCCATCATTTGTATCAAACTCATAGGCAGTTCCTTTTGTAATAGTAGTTCCATTAACTATTAAGACAACTGCATATCCATCTAAATCTTGCCCCATATATGTATTTAAATAATGAGTATCATTTATTTTAACTAATGAATTATGTTGTGCTAATGTTGCATCAAATTCAAAAGGAGATCCAGCAGTTACATCATATTCTGCCCATTGAAAAATATCAAATCCTTCTATTGTTGGAACCCATTCTTTCTTCTCTCCTGTTTCTGTGTTTGTAAATAAACCTACTTTAACATTTTCTTCACAACCTTCTATTTTTGATAATGCTTTAAAGTCTTCAAAGTAAGTCCAGTTTGTTTGAGTGTAATTATAACATTCAGTTTCATTTTCTCCTATTTCAATACAATCTTCTATTTCATAATCTAGTCCATACTTAAACCATAAATCTTGTTCACCATAAGTATAATTATCATTTACATCAAAAGTCCAAACAATATCAAATACTTTACTTGCTTGTTTATGATAATCAATTACTAAGAATTCTGCAATCATTGTATCATTCCCGGTACCCACTTTGTTTTCATAAGGAGTTATTAATTTCATATCTAATATTAATTTGTTGTTTTTCTTTTCAATTAATAATTCTTTTTCAGAAGCATTGTATGTAAAATATCTTTTATTAATCCAAGTTCCCCCTTCTTCTTCTATTACATCAGTTTCTCTAAGTTGTTTCCTTAATTCTTTATCATGGAAATTAAATTGAGGAACTGCGGAAACTACTCCAAGTAATAAGATTCCAAAGATAAAAATAAATAATATTTTTTTCATTTTAAGCGGAACAAATTTGTCCTCCACTTGAAAATACTATACAATCTGTTATGGTTTGATTATTAAAAGTGGGATTGCTCGTGGAAGTTAAATGTTGTCCAGTATTATATTCTAATTGGGTATCTCCTATAGCATTATTTGTTACACTTAATCCATCTGTATCTTGAGTTAAAGCAGTATTTCCTGCAACACTAAATGTAGTTGTACTTAAACTAATTCCATTTCCTGCAGAATATGTTGTATCTGGACTTGGATTTGTTGAGTTGTAAAATCTAAAAGGATTATTCTTTAAGTAATAATCACTCGAACCATTCCATGCTCCTATGAAATTATTTGCTGTTATATCAAATGCTCCTACATTCCAATTTCCACTTAAACCATTTGTAAAGTTAGAAGACCAATAAGGATCGACTTCCGTAACGCTTCCAACTGAAGATTGTAATTGTCCTAACGTAACCGCATGTCCCGACGCCGTTCCTTTCGCGATCGTTAACGTCCCGTTAAACAAACCGTCCCCCGCAACGTGTAAAGTTTTTTGAGGGGTTGTCGTCCCGATTCCGACGTTGCCTGAAGCATCTATTCTCATTTGTTGTGCCCCTTGGTGAGAAAATATAATATCTCCAGATGCAAAAGTTGAATCTAAAACAGTATCTCCCGTATGAGTATCATAATAAACAAAATAATTTGTATTACTTCTAAATAAACCAGCTTTATTAATAGAACCAACTCCTCCATATTCGCTTTTTAAAGAAACATAATTATCATAACCATTACCTTGCACACTTCTAATTTCTCCTGCTATATCAAAACTACCAGCATTTATAATTCCATTAACATCTAATTTCGCGTCTGGACTTGTCGTCCCGATTCCCACATTCCCTTCAACCAACAATCCATTAGTAGGAGCAGTATTTGTTCCTGAATAAGTTGAACCTATAACAGCACTTCCTTCGACGTCGAGTTTGTTTTGAGGAGTTGTTGTTCCAATCCCAATATTCCCAGTAGCAAAATCCCCTTGAATCAAAGGAACAGCATTAATATTAGCTTGTTGTATTATAAACTGATTTGCTACTGTGTTGTCTTTACCTGCTTCGTAACCTAAAGCAACAACATTATCTCCTGAGTTGTTTTGATTAGTTCCATATCCCAAACCCGTAACTTGATTCCCAGAATTATCTATCCCCGCTAAATATCCAATTCCTATTTGATTATTTCCAATATTATCTCTACCTGCCCTATATCCAAAAGCAATTTGGTTTGTACCTGAATTTTCCCAACCTGCTGAAATACCAAAAACAGATTGTTGGCTACCAGTATTTTTATATCCAGAATAAACTCCAAAAGCTGTTTGAGTTATTCCTGTTGCTAAATGCCCTGCATTATAACCAAGAACTGTTTGTTTTGAAGAAGCTGAATTTCCTGCTTCATAACCTACAACTGTACTATAATAACCAACTTCTCCCCCTTTCGTCAACTTCAAAGCTTGAACTCCATCGTAGAGATAAGCAGATTCATTATTAATATTTATATTTCCTATAACGTCTAATTTATAACTTGGAGCTGTTGTCCCAATCCCCACATTTCCCGTCCCGTCATCATAAATAATTGAATCAGTTAAATAACTTGCATTAAAATATCTTGGTAAATAATTAGTAGTTCCATTACCAGTTATGTCTCCACCACTTGCACTAATTCCCGTAAGTTGTGAACCATCTCCGAAGTAAGTTGTCGCAGTTACATTTGCGAAAGTTACATTTTCAGTTGTGTTAAGAGATTGGTCAAATGGATTCCCCGCTGAACCGATAGGAGCATAGATAGTATCTGCATAAGTTTCATTGAATGTTGCGAAAGTATCATTCCAATAGTTTGAAGGATTTGATTTTAAATAATAAGATTCATTTATTACTGGACTTGGATTAGTTGAGTTGTAATAACTAAAAGGATTTGAATTTAGATAATAATCTGTGATTACAAAGTCAGTTGAGTTATAATAATTATAAGACGCAAGAACAGAATTAGTTACATATCCCATTTCCCCCGTACTCCAATTAATAATTAACCCAGTTGAGTTTAAGTCTTGAAGAGTTGTTGAGTTGTAATAAGAATAACTATTTCCAAGATCATAGTACAATGCATCTCCTTCAGCCTGTGTTATCCAATTAAAAATATCTGAAGTTAGTTCATTGAACCAGCTTTCTCTTATGTGGTAATATTCAGTAGCAACTCCTCCTTGAAGGTCAGACAGATTGTTGTGAAGTATTTCAGATCCATTAACAATGTTCACTATATTTGTATTTGTGTAATCACTTTCTTCAAAGTTAATTGAACTAACAAATGGTATAAAAATAAGAGCCAAACCTAAAAAGAATACAATTGATATTTTTTTCATTCTATTTTATAATTTTCTATATTTAAATATTTAATTCCTAATGCACCCTAAAAAAAATAATAATAATTACTTACGGTGCGGTTGAGTTCATGATAACTGTACCAGCTGTTTTAGCACCTTCCGCATAAGCCCTCCATGCAGAACTTTCTCCTTTTGCGAAGTTGAATACAATTATCAATGCGATTAGTCCAAATATAAATACTCCCAATGCAATTAACAATGGTGCATTTTTATCTAACCAACTCATAGTTTCTCTCTTCTTTTCTTCAAGTATTTGTGCAGCTGCATCTCTATAATCTGCAGGGGCAATACTTGCAAGTAGTCCGAGATTTTTAATTTCTACTTTGTTTAGTGGAACTAATATATCAGGATCATCGTCTTTTCTTTTACAAAGAATACATCTCTTACCATTAAGTTCATGATAATCTGTAGAAGAAACATTGTGAATCTTTCTTTTACTGTCCTTACAAATCAATTCTTGTTCTCCACCCATTTCCAGAAGTCCAAAGAACTTTCTATGTTTCTTAAACCATCCAGCTTTAGAAGTAAAGAATGCACATTTACCTTGACCTAAACTTACAACTTCTAAACAAGGATACTTAAATCTCTTATTCTGTTTTAACTTTAAGAAAAGAAATGTTACTACAATTATTGCAATTAACACAATCGCCCAGGTTAATGTACTACTTAGTAGTCCCATCATTCCCGCACCAATCCCACCAAAATCTAACGCCATTTATTTTTCATACCTCCTTTATCTAAACATTTTTTTACCAGATTTAATTGATCCCATTTCATTAATGTTTCTACTCTCCGAATACATTGAAGTAATCATTTTTCTAATTCCTTCAGAGTCCGCCATTTTTAATGTAATGAATGCGATTGAAAATACTATCTCTGCAACATAACCAAGTTGGGCGGTGTTAGTAATCTTATATTCTCTCCAATTACAGAGCATCATGTAAACACCCTTCTCCATTAAACTATAAGCTCTTTTACGAATAGTCTTGTCGTCTAGTTTTGATAAAGAAGTATTTGCATTTGAAACTGAAAGTATTAAATTAGAAATATCCCAGGCACCAATTTCAGAAATTGCATTGTCTTTTAGGTTTTTGTTTGTAACCCATTTCCCAGTTTGTTCGTCTCGCATCTTCCCCATTAATCTCATACGAATTAACTCTACAATTTCGTCAGGATTAATTCTTTCAATTATACTTGCCTTGTCATTAGAATTCCCGAAGGGCATATCTGGTGCATTATTATATTGTTCTTCTTCCATTTACTCTCAATAGAATAATAAGAAGTTTCTTTAAATATTTAATTATTTCTTCTTCTTTACTTCTCTTCCACGAATTTCAAGTCCAGTATAAACTTCTCTTCCACCAATCATTAATCCCTTTGTCTTTCCAACTTTCCCAGTAAACCATCCTCCGAAAGATTGAATGTAACCATAATCTCTTCCACCTTTAAACTTCCCAACTCCTCCAGGTCTTTTGAATTGTAGGTTTGGTTTTGGGAGATTTCCAATTAATCCAAATTCAGAAATTGGAATCGGAGTAAAGGGAGTTCTAGTTTGAGGAGTGGTTGTTGTTAGATTGAAAGTTGAGGTTACAAATCCAGTATCAAATGCAGATTTAGTTCCACTAACTTGCCCAGTCATAAATGCGGGAATTAATTCTGGTTTTTGTATTTTAGTTTGAATGTTTGAAGTTAATGTTGTTTTTCCAAATAAATTAGTACTTACCGTTCTACTTGTACTAAGAGTTGCAACACCTAATAAATTTCTTGAAACTTTTGGAGTTTGGAATTTAAATGGTGCAGATTTATATTTACTACCTTGAAATCCTTTTTCTAATGTTTGTGTTAGTTTTGGACTTTCAAATTGTTTGACTGGTTTATCCACTAAGATGTTTGTTTTCCCCGTTGGTTTAAATTCTGGAATATTAGTTTTAATTTTGGGAGTTTCTAAATTGTTTATAAATTTGTTTCTCCCTCTTGCAACCTTAACTTCATCTTTTGCAAAAGATTGAATTGTTGTTTCTGATGGTTTAAATTGTTTAGTGTCAATACTAAATTGTAATCCTTTTGAAGTTGGACTTTCACTATAAGTTATTCCTCCACTTGAAAATCTTTTAGAAAATCCAGGAGAAGAAAATTCGGAAGTTGTAGTTGTTCCACCTTTCATTATATTTTCTGAAAACCTGTTTACAAGTTGTTGTGATCCTCTTCCCTCTTTAACTATTGCGAAGGTAGATTCAACTGTAGTAAAAGAACTAATTCCAGTAGTCCTGGAAGTTTCTAAACCAGAAACAATTCCCCCTGTTCTTGTTACACTTGCAGTATCTATTTTAAAAGATTGTAATTGTGAAAGTGATTGTCTTCTCTCAACCCCTAAGAAATCTGCAGCAAATCCTTTGAAACTCTTTAGTTCTGCATTAACTGTGGAAAGTTTTATTCCTTCTCCACTTGGAATGAACTTCATTCCAGCAGAACCTTCAACAACATTCCCTGTTAAAAATCCCCCAGTTTTTGAATTACCTACTTTTTGAATAAAGGATTGTCCAAATTCACCAGAACCAATATCTGTTACTCCTTTAAATTTAACAGGTGAACCTGCAAGAATTTCCGACTTAATTGAAAGTTGTTTTGCAAGGTTCTTTTCTAAAGAAATCTTTCCTGCATTCATTCCAAACTTTGCAGCACTTCCAACTACTGCAACATCTGCAGCTAAGAGTCCTCCTGCTAAAGTTGTTGAACCTAATGAACTCCTAAAAGATTTATTATCTACTCCACCAATTCCTAATCCAGTCATTTCTCCACCAACTATCTTAGTTTGTTCTAAAGAAAGTCCTCTTGCTTCTTCAATAAACTTTTTACCTGAACCAATAATTGGAGTTGATTCAATAATCTTTTTACCTGAAGTTCTTAAATCTGGATCATCATAATAACCTGGAACATCTTTAATTTCTCCAATATCTTTACTAGCTTTATTTGTTAGTGTTTTATAATCTTCTGTTTCAACATACTCTTCTGGAGTTAATCCAGAAGCATTAAATTGTGATTGTACTTGTTCTTGATATCCAGTTTGAACATTCATTCTTTGAAGTTCTCTGTTCCTTTGGGTGTCTCCCCAAGTTTCAAATCCAGATTGACCTTGACCAGTTGTTCCAAATCTTGGAACGGAAGTATCTTTATCAACTAAATCTTCTTGCCATGTAGTTCTTCCAGTTAATCCTAGTGGTGCAGCATTAACAACAGAACCAGTTCCAGTAAAAGATTTGTCTTCAAAACCTGCAACATTTAATTTACCTGAAGAAGAATATGTTGCGGGAGTTCCACCACTTGGACTAAGTCTCCCAGTTTCTGCAGAAGTTACCCCTGCACTTTGTAATGATTGTTCAATTGGTTGTTCTACTGCGGGGTAATCTGCAGCTAAGTTTGTACTTCCTAATGTTGAAGAACTTGAACCTCTCCCTCCTGAAGATCCTCCTCCTGAAGAACTTCCCCCACCTGAACCTCCTCCTCCTGAAGAAGGAGAACTTATTGATCCCCCCCCAGTTCCAGAAAGTGCAGAAGAAACAGAACTATAATTTGAGGAAGTTGTTGAACCCCCACTTGTTCCACTTGAACCATAAGCACTTGAACTAGGAGTACTTTTCCTCGCAGCTCTCCGCGCTTTTCTTCTACTCCACCACCCCATTAGTTACAACTCCAATAATCTTTTAATTCATAACCTTTGAAATCTGGAGAAGCTTCAAACTTATTCATTAAGTCGTCCATACTATTTGCACTTGTAACTTGCGGAGAATCTAAATGAACACAATCCTTTTCATAAACATAGAAATCATTATGGTTCTGTTTATAATCAATTAATGCAATACCACCTAGAAGAACAATCGTGAACACCAAGAAGACGCCTAGTTTTTTCATACTAAACCAAACATTAACTTATTTAAATACTTAATTCTTTTTCTCTTCTTCGTTCATGATTGAATCAACTATTTCGTCAAATTCAATTTCGGACGGAGCTTCTTTTCCTTTATCTCCGTTACCAGGTAATGTTCCTTTCAAGTAATTGAACAAACCAACCAGTCCAAAGTTAAATATTATCCCGAACATACTTGAAACTTTTGCACTTAACATTAACACAGTCCAGTTATTAACCAGAGTAAATATATTTGCAGTACCGATTACGAAGAAACAAATGATTCCTAACTTATAGAATTGATTCATATCTATTTGCATATTCTCAAACTTCTCTTTAAAACTCATAGTACTTGTAAATTTCCCCCAGTTGATTCTCTTAACTCTCGAGTAATTTGTTTAGCAATTTGTTTACCTGTTTTGTCTTTGTATAATTGTATTGCCATTAACTTCCCTTCTTTGTCATATGCAAGTTCAACTTTATGTCCTTGATTCTTTTCTGCATTGACAAGTTTCTGTAATACTTCGGAGTTAGACATCCAAGTAATTGCATAGTTATTTTTACACCAGATTTTAATATCTATCTCTTCTTTAATCTTCTCTAGTTTAATTCTAAACAATAGTTGTATTGGTTTTTGTGTCATTGTATTATTCCTATTTGTTCGTAAAATTCTGGATTCAAGTATATTGTTTGTCTTGAAATCTTGAATGTTACTACTTCATTATGTTTACATAATTTACTTAGTGCATTGGTTAGTGATTGACTGCTCATCAAATCTTCATCAACCATCTCTCTTATTTCTTTATGAGTTGTGAATTGTAGTTTAGTTATCAATCTCTCTACTATTTCTTGTCCCATGATCACTACTCATTTCTTTTTCTATCACTCGGACTTTGTTATTACAGTTGGGACAACTAACGAAAATCATCTTAGACTTTGTTTCCCAGCCATAACCACACTTACTACAGATCACTTCTTTTTTTTCTATTTTGTTGAACATAAACTTATAATATAATAATAAGTATTTAAGTCTTTTGGTTTGAGTATAATTAAATATTTAAATAACCTTCTTATTATTCTATTGAGAGTAAAAGATGGTAGATAATAATTTTGGAGAAACAAAAGAACTTGCATATGATCTGCGACAAAGATTCGCATTACAGATTGGAGATATAAGACAAAAGATAATAGAATCAAGAGAAGACAAAGATTATCCTAGGTGGTTTAATCAACTTGATGCATTGTTTATTGAGATTTCACATAAGTTAGATCAAGAGGAGAAGAAATATTACAGTTCTTTATTGACTGCTGCAAGTGCTGTGATTAAGGATAGTGGTTCTGCATATACTAATAAGAAACTAGACGGAAATAAAATTTATATGGAACTTCGTAAAATAAATATTTGGTTACAATTTATGATGGAGAAATATGATTTGTTCGGAAGTAAATTCATAGACGATGGGTTATAATTATAATGTTAGTCACAGATAAACAGTATTACATGGAGAAATACTTGGTTGCAAAGTTAGATGTTCTATGTGAACGATGTACTTTACCAAATAAACAAGACAATTTACTTCTAGTCGATGGAGATGAAGGAAGTGGTAAATCAAACACCTCTATTGAAGTTGCATATTACATGGCAGATAAAACTGGGAGGAAGTTTACTGTAGATGATGTTTATTTTGATATTGAACTCCTAATCGGAGAAGCAATTGCGGAAGATAGTTATGATAGAATATTTGTTTGGGATGAAGCTGCACTAAAAGGACTTGCGAGTGAATGGCAGAACCAATGGCAGAAAACTTTAATCAAAATGTTAATGGTTGCAAGAAAGAGAAGACACATTTATATCTTTAACATTCCAAAGTTCTTTAAGTTGAATGAATACATTGTGATTGACAGAAGTATTGGATTAATTCACACCTACATGCAGAAAGGACTTAAACCTGGATACTATACTTACTGTAATAAGAATAAGAAAGAAGCATTATTTAATTATTTTAGGAAAACAAAGAAGAGGGCTTATAGAAACTTCATTAGTTTCAAAGGACAATCAACTAAGTATAACCTCCCAAGATTAATAGATGAAGTGATATATGAATCAAAGAAAGACGATGCAATCATGAGTATTGATAAGGGAGAGGATAAAGGTTCTACTAGGAAAGCATATCTAGTGGATATGTTGGACAGGTTAGTGAAGCATGATAAAGAAAGTGGATTCAAAAGGACACAAGTATATTACTCAAACTTGATTGGAGTTTCGGAAAATACGATTAGAAGATATTTAGAAGAATTAGGACATAAATCCCTAGGGAAACCAGCATATCTGCCGTCTACCAGTGCCAATTATAATAATAAGAGTAGTTAGAACACATATAATAATATGTTCAACCAGTCAAAATAAAAAATAAAATGAAATTAACTAAAGACCAGAAGAAAGGTATGTGGGTTATATTAATAGTAGCATTCGTAACCGTTTTGACAATCTATTTGTTTATTAGTATAGTGTTTAAGGTTCAATTGTTGTCCACACCCTGCGAACTATGTGTTGAATCCCAACCCTACCTAAAGAGTTGTTTCCATAATCAAATGTTTGTAGAAGAATTAGTTCCTGGGGGAATTGATCTCCCAAGTGTTGAGAAGGATAGTGTGAATGAATTTGTGGAAGCTATTAAAAAGAATTCTAAATAAGTTTACATATAAGTAAACTATTGTGCAACGTTCCACTTAATTTAAGTGTAAGAAGTATTAGTTAAGTTGCACAAAAGTTCGGAATTATTTCTTTTTACTTGCTTTATATTTTTTTATTATTGCTTTCATTCTTTTTTCATTTCTCTCTCTTTCTTTTAGAATGTCTTTTAAAGTTATTCTTTCTGTAATATCTTTTGTTAATGCTCCCTTAAAACCTGTTTTTGTTACCATTTTATTTATTCCTCCCTTATGATTTTATTTATCATAACTTTTCAAGTGCATTGGAATTTAAATATTTATTCTTTTGAAAGTTCTGCTCCAAACAGTTCGTAAATTTTATCTAAAACTTCCCTATTACTTCTATACTTCGGATTTAGGAATTGTTTTAATTTTTGAATTGTTTCTTTTATATCTCTTCCATCAAAAATACTCTCACATTCTTCAATTTCTGTATAAGTGTTTATTTCTTTATCACTCAAACTCATTTTCCACCCATAGCCCTCCAAGCTTCATTAATTGATTCTGTTGGATTCGCCTTTGCGTAAACTCCAGTTACCGCAACGGAACTATGTCCCATCATTCCTTGCACCATAGTAATAGGGAGTTTCTTAACATTAACCATATAATTTCCAAACCCGTGTCTTAGGATATGAAAACTAATGTTCTTCTTTAACACTTTCCTAGTTAAAGAATAAAATCTGTTCTGGAGAGTTCTTCTTTTAACTTTTAATGGTAGTAGTTTAAGATATTCTGGTTTAAATGCAGGAGATACGGGTGCAATCCTCCATTTACCTCCCTTTGCTTCGTCAATTGTGATCTGGTGGGTTTCCATGTTAATATTATCGGAAGTTAATGCAGGTATGGAAGTGTTATCTTCTATTTTAACTTTCTTAACGAACTTCTGTTTTCTTTGGAATCCTATGATCTCGGAAATCCTTAATCCAGAACCATAACCTAGAATCATTGCAATCTTTAGTTCTTTATCCTTGCATTTCTTTACAAGTTCTTGAAATTCTTCAAATGTTATGAACTCAATTCTTTTTTTCATTTGGAGTTCACCTTTTCGTCAGATTGTGAATCTCTTAATTCCATAATAAAATTATATATTGAACAGAAGGTTAGTGAAATTCCAAATATTAATAACCATTCAAATCTCATTTTATAAATCATTTCTCCTAAAAAACCAACTCCCATTAATATTTGTGTAGAATATATTTTCATTGTTATTTTATACTTTTGTGCATTTTATTTAACTATTTAACGAGGGGGTTATATTTAAACCTTTCGTAAAAGTCTTCTTTTGTGTAAGGTTTAGATACCTCTCTAAATTTCCAAACCAAAAGACTTAAATACTTATTATACTATAATAATTTATGAGATTAACTAAAGACTTATTTTTTAACCTTAAACAACTAGACCGTATTGAATACCGACAACGGGAAGAGAGAATTAGTAAACTTTATTATTCTAACTTCACAGGAATTGTTCTGGCTCTTGGATTAGGCGTATTCATAATCGGATCACTATTTATTGGATTATGTTGGGGTGGAGAAACTATGATCCTTTTCATGAAAAACTTCAAAAATAATTTAGACTTCATGTCAATCGCATTCTTATTTGCAATATTTGGAGATATATTATTGGTTCTTAAAAGAAAACAAGAATTAGTTAAGTTGGAAGACGAGTTTTTTGAAGTTAAATTGAAGGAGAGTTCAAATGGAAAAAAAAGAAGATAAAAAACCACAAATGTTAGACGGATTCTTTGATAAGTGTAGAAATATGTATTCAGAGGGTCAAGATGGAGTAAAGGACTTTAGTTTTGACGAAAAGACAGGTCAGACTACTGCAGAAATCAAATTAGATAAGATTAGGAGAATCTTGTTAGAATAGAATGGCATTTATGAGTGTTATCCAATCAACTATTTTGGTTGTAATAATTTTAGGATTTGTGGGAATTGTTGGTTGGGAAATGTATTATAGAATTCAAGACTACAGAGAAGTTCAAAAAGCCAAACATAGAAAACTAATGAAAAAACTTGACGAGGAATCTAATTAAAATGGAATGGGAAATGATTTATATATTTGGATTCTTGGGGGGATTATTATATGTGGGGATTGCCGCACTTATTTTCAAAATAGATGATTTAATAAAAAAACAAAATAAGGAGGAAAAATAAATGGGACGAGACACAGACACAATAGAAACCGAAACTAATGGTGAAAAAGAAATTGAAACTAAAGTAATTACTGAAAATCAATTAATAAATATGAAACTTGACGCTATCATTGAATTATTAACAACTTCTGAAAAAATAGAAACTAAATAATCTTAAAAAATAATCCCCCCCAGAAAGAGAGTAAAGGGGGGATCATCCTTTCTTAAAGGATTATGAAATTATCTTTTTAGTCCTCTAGATACAGAAATTCTGTAACCTTTTTCTCCTCTAACCTTGTATACACCAGACGTGAATCCTTTTTTTCTCATAATTCTTGCAAGTGCAACAGCTGCAGGTTTACTATAAGCTCTATGTACTGTCATTTTTTATTTGTTCCTCCTTTGTGATGTTAAATATTTATTTCTTTAAACTTCTTAGAAATCTTTTCGAAGTTACTTTTTTAATTGCATTCCATTGTCTATCTGCTTCTACCTTATTTGTATGCACATACGTTTTTCCTTCATACATTATTTCATAAGATTTCCATTTATTTCCAGGCATACCCCTCATAACAACTTTTCTTTTTGCTTTCATTTTATTTTGTTCCTCCTTTTCAAATATTAAGTCTTGTTGAAAATATCTCCGACCTAACTTGTGACATTTTCTTCTTCTTATATTTAATTCTAGAATATTTGGACTTTGGAACACCTTTCTTCAATTTCTTGAATACTTTCTCATTAGAAATTGATTTTCCTCTCTTTAATTTAGAAGTTTTAATGTTCTTCGGGTTGATACTACGAATAGTTTTCTTTGTCTTTTTGTAAGTCCTAGATAAGGTTGGACTTCTCTTGACATCTTTTTTCAATTCACCTTTAGCGAATTGGTATGTTGATTTGATTCCACTCATTATTCCCATGTTGTTTTGTTCCTCCTTTGCACTCTGAAAAATTTAAAAAATAAAAAAAAATAAATATGGGAGTTTCAATTAAGTTCTCTCCCCCTTTTTTGGGTTATTTAAAGTTTCCTTCCACCGCCCTTAGATAAGAATACTCCTAAAAATAACATTCCAACCGAAAGTGCTATGATTGCGGGTGTCCACCCAGCTAATCCACTTGTTCCAAGTTGTTCTGATAAATAGTTTGTATTCACCCAAGCTGTGTTAGTTGAAGCAGTTGTATCGGTCAAAAGTGTGTCGTTTTGACACAGTTGAGTTGATTCATTAAAAGTGAAGTCAGTTCCACAAGTTGCGACACTATCTCCAAATTTAGTCAATACAATTGTTCCTACACCTATGATTATGGCGAAAGTTACTAATCCATATCCTAAAGCAGCAAGATTATCAAACATTTTTAATTAAAATTAAAAATATTTAAATTGATCTTCCGCCACCTTTAGATAAAAATACTCCCAAGAATAGCATACCTACACTTAAAGCAATTATAGCAGGAGTCCATCCAGCCAATCCAGTAGTACCTAATTGTGTGTTCAGGTACTGTACAGTTGTGTTAGCAGTTCCACCAACAGAGTCACCGAACTTAGTTAGAACAATAGTTCCTACACCGATTATAATTGCAAATGTAACTAATCCATATCCTAAAGCAGATAAATTATTAAACATTTTTATTGATTGTCCCCCTTTTTCCACTTTGTAAAGTGTAATCGAGTAAAATACTTAATGTTCTTTTATTTAAATACTTAAAGTAACTAGGTAGTAACTACTTCTTCTTCTGCCAGGTTATATAAATTATAACCAGAAGTATTTGTGCAGCAAAAAACATTAATGAACTTAGAGACATTAAATCCAAATAAGTTAAGAATAATCCTGCAATTAATGCAATGAAAGCCGAAGCTAATATTGCCGCTTCAAACCCAAACGGAAGTAATGCAACCATTATTATAATCTGCATCATAACCATTAATCCAAAGTATGCATAACCCCCTGTGGTCGCATTTGGTACTGCCAACATTCCTTTTAGGGTAGTTACATTCTCGAAAGTATTTGGTATGTCTGTATAGTTTGCCATTTTATATTTTGTTTTTATTAAACAGTATTCCTAGAACTATAAATCCTAGTGCCACTATCCATAACCCCCTTAGTAAATATCCTACTTGTTCTGGTAGTTTCAAGTAAGAAACAAGTGTTTCTACCCAACCACCTGTAACGAAACTCATTACCATTCCTAAAACTCCTGTTATTATGTCCCAAGAAGTTGAAAGTGTTAAACCAACCGTCCCTAAAAATGTTGCCTCACCACCTGCAATTTTTTCTGTTTGTGATTCTTGATAATTTTCAAATTTATCTTGAATATCTTGTGTTGGAAGTCCTTCTATTTCTAAATCTCCGTCATGAAGATTATTCATTCCACCTAAAACTATTCCTCCAAGTACAATTACAAATAGTACTGAAAATATTACTCCCTCTGTCCAACCTTCAAAAGTTGAACCTTTTTTATTCTTTTTTAATATATTTAATTTCATTGTGCAGATTTTTTCATATAGTGTATAACTATTCCTCCTAGTGTTGCGATTCCCATATAGATTGCGATACTTATTGAACCGAATAATAATGCGGGGATTAATCCAACTATTAAAAGAATTACTGCAATTACTGGACTAGCTATTCCAATTAAACCTGTTGCAAGAGCTAATATGACCGCCAGGAACAAACCAAATGAAGACTCTACTCCGTCCCTATTTGTATGAAATAAAGTACTCAATATCTTTTCTGGTGAAGCTGAACGATAAACCTTCGCATAAAAGTCTCCTGTATACGTTCCAATACTACAAACCATAACCCCTGTATAAGAAGAAGTTGTTTCATTGCAAATCAAAATATCTTGATTTCCTGCAAGTTTGTAAACTTCTAATCTCATTTCACTTGTAATTTGTTCTGGATCATTCCAAGAGTAAACAAATCTGTCTGTATCTTCGTCAAAAATTAAAGAAGTCTCAACTTCAAAAACAGAATAATAATCATCTGGGTCTTGAACTATTTTTAATGAATAAGTACATGGATTAACTAAACAAGCCATTCTAACTGCGTCTGTTAGTTTAATTAAAGTTCCGTCCTTCTCATAAACTCCAACTCTATAATCAACGTCTTCAGTTTTTACTTTCATTACAGTTTTACCATCGGCATCGGTTTTTGCCATTTCTGAAACCTTATATTCGTTGTCTCCAGGATACCACCTTAAAAGTGCAATTAATTTATCTGTGTATGGATTTAAATAAGTATTTTTAATTTCAAAAATAAAAGAAGTTGAATCTGCAGAAAGTAAACTCCCTAATCCATATTCCCTAGTTGTTGAATTACTTAAAGTTTGATCTTCATACATATAAAATCTTCTTTCTGAATATCCCACTGAAAAATACTGTACTTCCCCATAACCAATTTTATAATCTTCAACACTTGAATTTATACAAATTCTAAAGGAAGTTATATTTAAAAATTCTCCATAAATTAAATTTGAACTATAATTTCCTGTCCCGTATTGAAAGTTATAATCAACATTATCAGATAATGCAGTTCCATTTTCTGCGTCGTAAAATGTAAAATTTACCGCTTCAAAATAACCAGCTTGACAAGTTAAATCAGTTATATTTATTGCATAAAGTGGACTTACAGATTGATTATTACTTGAAGTGGTTATTGTTGTTATTGTTGAACCATCATTCAAAAATATCTCCCAGTAAAAAGGAAGATTTTCTGTTGCGGCAACTGTGGGGATATTTAATGTTTTTTCTATGGAAGTGATATTTCCACTAGTTGTCGCAGTTGCGGAATAATTTGTTCCATTATAAACTAAATTTGCGGTTAGTCCCAAATAAATTAAAGAATCATAAGAAATATTTATTAAAAAATTCTCATTATTTGAACTAAATGTTGCAGCAGAATATTCTTCTGCAGTACTAAATAATTTATAATCCCAACCTGTTGTTCCTGTTCCAACATTTCCAACTGAATCATTTGTCCATACAGTTAAGTTTAGTTGTTCTTTTGTTCCTTGTGTAAAACTTTCATTGAACAATGTTTCAGTTGTACAAGAGAAAGTTGTGTTTGTATTATTGTAATCATACCAACAAGTATCCATATTAGAGTCGTTTGCAAAACCTGAAAGATATAATGTATCTCCAGAAACTAATGAATCATAAGTTCCTGTAGGAGAAATTATATTTATTGTTGGAGCGGATGGGTCAATTGTAAAGATCCTTGTTTCTGTTGAATTGCTTTGATCTGTTGTAGTCCATACAGTTGCATTTACTTCCCATTCTGCACAGGTACATCCTGATTTATTATAAAATCTTGTATCATCATCAATAAAATAACTTTCATTTAAAACTCCATCTTTGTAAAAGTTTATTGTTAAATTTTCAAAATATGTTTCTGTTAAGGAAATATTAACAGGAATATAACTAACTAAAAGATTTGATGCATTTGCAAAAGTTGGAGAAACAAATTCTATAAATGGTGTTGTATCAATTGTTAAAGTTCTGTTTACTGTTGAAGTGCTTTCTCCGTCGTTGTCGTTACCTAAACAACTCCAAAGATAAGTTTCTTCTGTTAATGAAGTTGTGAAAGTATAATTTGTATTGTTTAATCCACTTGAATTTGTTTGATTTAAACTTCCGTCAATATAAAATTCCATTGAAGTAAAGTTTGTGTCGTCTGAACCGTAACAAGTAAAATTTTTACTTCCTGTTGTAGATTCTTTTGCGTTATTTGCAGGAGAAATTTGAGTTACTATTGGAGCATCATTATCTAAAGAATCATAAGTAATTCCTGTTCCACCGTTGTAAAGTTGTGTGATTTCTGTTGAAGTTAAAGCCCTATCCCAAAAACCAACTTCATCAATCTTTCCATCAAAAAAAGCGTATCCTGTCTGCCTTGTTCCTAAAGCAATAGCAGTTGTTCCAAAAGAAACAACTGTAGAAGAAATAGGAGAACAATCCAAACTTCCATCTAAATAAACCTTAATATCTGTTCCATCCCATACCCCAACAACAAAATACCAAGTAGAAGAAGATAAAGTAGAAGTGCCTAAAACTTTATTATATCCTCCTCCATTTCCATTTAATAGAAATATTTTATTGGATTCAATTCCAAACTCATAATTTTTATTATGTTCTGTGGAATCCTCTAATTTTGAGAAAATAAAATCATCTGAAGTTCCATCCCTATAAATCCAAGCACTTATCGAATAAGCAGATAGAGAATTAAAACTTGCATCATTTGAAATATTTATCCTATCATTAGTTCCATCAAAATTATATGCTCCTCCTATTTTTCCACTTGCAGTATAAGTAGCCCCATCGACAGTTCCATCATTTGAATTTACACTATCAATTTGATTTGAACTACCAACATTTAATTTCCAGTAAGAAACTAAATCTACATTCAAATCTGCAGTCCAAGTTGCCCATTCATCAATCCTTACTCCAAAGAAATTTGGAATCCATTCAACACTATCATTTACTTCAACAATTGTAAATA